TATCAAGCTCAAAATATTTATATTCCTACGCAAGTCTCTTATGAATATGGCGTGGGTGAATACAACATTGCTGAATACACAAGTGGCATTGCAATTAAGACATTGAGAGCAAACGCATCTGGTGCGGGTAAAATTGTACAAACTGGTTACGAAACAACCATTAACGGCACACAGTTATCGCTTCAAAAGATTGAAATTCAAGCCAAAGATGGCAAAATAGCCTAAGAGGTAAACATGAGTAATTACACCAAAACAGTAAACTTTGCGACTAAAGACAACTTATCGCCTGGCAATCCCTTAAAGATTGTTAAAGGCACTGAGATTGACACTGAGTACAACAACATTGCTACTGCTGTTGCGACTAAGACAGATAACTCTGCTGCCGCAATTACAGGCGGTACGATCACAGGCATCACCGATTTAGCGGTTGCTGATGGCGGAACGGGTGCGTCTACAGCCGCTAATGCAAGAACTAATCTTGGTGTAGCCGCAAGTGGTGCTAACTCTGACATTACGTCACTAACTGGACTTACAACTCCTTTAACAGTTCTTCAAGGCGGTACAGGAGTTACAACCTCTACAGGCACAACAAATGTAGTGTTGTCAAACTCGCCAACATTGGTGACTCCCGCCCTTGGAACACCTAGTGCCGCAGTCTTAACAAATGCTACGGGTCTTCCTATTTCAACGGGCGTAAGTGGTTTGGGTACTGGTGTAGCAACTCTTTTAGCAACACCTTCTAGTGCCAATTTAGCCTCTGCAATTACTGATGAAACAGGTTCTGGCGCATTGGTGTTTGCCACTAGCCCTACACTAGTAACCCCTATTCTTGGAACACCCACAAGTGGCACTTTAACAAACGCTACTGGTCTTCCTATCAGCACAGGTGTTGCGGGGCTTGGAACTGGTGTGGCAACCTTTTTAGCGACTCCTTCAAGTGCAAATCTAATATCCGCCTTAACAGATGAGACGGGTACAGGCTCTGCTGTTTTTGCTACTTCACCTACCTTGGTGACTCCTTTATTGGGTACGCCAACAAGTGTGACGTTGACCAATGCAACGGGCTTACCTCTGACCACAGGCGTAACAGGTCAACTCCCTGTTGCCAATGGCGGTACAGGAACATCATCACCTAGCCTTGTTCAAGGCACTAATGTTACTATTACAGGCACATGGCCTAATCAAACAATTGCAGCATCTAGTGGTGGTACACCAGGCGGCTCTACAACTCAAGTGCAGTTTAACAATGCAGGTGCATTTGGTGGGATTACAGGCGCTACAACGAATGGCACAGCATTAACTCTTGTTGCTCCACTTCTTGGAACACCCGCAAGTGTGACGCTAACAAATGCAACGGGTTTGCCTTTAAGCACGGGTGTTACTGGAAACTTACCCGTCACTAACCTAAATAGTGGCACATCAGCAAGTGCAAGTACCTTTTGGCGAGGTGATGGTGCTTGGGAAACACCCGCTGGCGGTATTGCTTACACAGCAGTCAAAACAGCTAATTACACAGCGGCAAACAATGATGGTGTTTTAACGAACACAACGGGTGGTGCTTTTACAGTTACTTTGCCTACAAGCCCATCAGTGGGCAATATTGTTGTTGTTGTTGACTCGTTTAGCCAGTGGGGAACAAACAACTTAACAGTTGACCCTACGGCACTAATTAAGATTGCTGGCAATACGGCTGGTGACACGCTAGTTTGCGATATTACAGGTGCAACTGTTACGCTTGTTTACACGGGTGCAACTTATGGATGGAATGTGGCGGCACAAGTTGGCGGTAATGGCGGTACAGCAGTTACCTTAACTGGCACACAGACTCTGACAAACAAGACGCTAACTGCACCGACTATTGCATCAGCAAATTTAACAACTGCATTGACTTTAACTTCTGTTTCTGGAACTTCAGGTGATGTGCTTACCTCTGCGGGTTCGGGCAATGCGCCTACTTGGACAACACCAAGTTCTAGCCTTTCAGCGGCAACCCAAGCCCAAATGGAAACAGCAACAAGCAATACTGTTGCGGCTACTCCCTCAAATACACAATACCATCCAGGAGTGGCAAAAGCATGGCTAAAGTGTGGCATAACTGGAAATATTCTCGGTTCGCACAACATAACCTCTATAACCGATACAGGTGTTGGGCTAGTATCGGTCACGCTTGATGTTGACTTTAGCAGCTCACAATACGCGGTTGTTGGCACACCTTTAGACCAAAACGGAACACTAACTTACTCACTGACAACATTCTATGGGGCTGGTAGCTCGTTCTCCGTAGATTGTCGTAATGCGGCAACTGTTGCGTTAGTAGACCCCGCCGGCTACAGCATCGTTGCTTTTGGAGATCAATAATGAAAACAGTAATCAAACTCGCATCTGGTGGCGTTGCAATTATGACGCTGGTTAACGACGCAGACGAAGCCGAAGCTATTGAAAAATGGAAATTGGCTAATCCAGAAAAATACGTTAACCACCGACAAATGCTGGATTCTGCAATACCTACAGATAGAACTTTCCGAGATGCTTGGGCAGACACTACTCCTGAACTTACCATTGATGTTGATATGGGTAAAGCTAGAGATATTCATCTGGAGAGTATCCGAATTAAACGCAACGCTGAATTGTCAAAATTAGATATTCAAGCTACTAAGGCGCAAGATATTGGGGATGTAGATGCCTTGACTGAGATTAGGGCGCGTAAGCAAGAATTGCGTGACTTGCCAGTAACCTTAGCTCCATCACTTGCTTCTGCGGTTTCAGTAGACGCATTAAAAGCAATTCAACCTTTGGAGTAAATCATGGCTACAGTAGCACTATCTGGAATTATCACACCTAGCAATGTTGTCACGGCAACAAGCACAGCTACGCTTACTAATAAGACTATTAGCGGTGCAAGCAATACGATATCAAATATACCTTTATCTACTGCTGTAACAGGAAACTTACCAGTAACAAATCTGAACTCAGGAACATCTGCTAGTGCTTCAACATTCTGGCGTGGTGATGGTGCTTGGGCAGCACCTTCTGGTGGATTTACTCTTGGCACTCCAGTGGCAGCAACATCTGGAACTTCAATTACTTTCACGGGCATCCCAGCCGGAACTAAGTTAATTGTTATAAGTTTTGTAGGCGTTTCGTTTGATGCAGGGTATGCTTTTATTGTGCAATTGGGTGATGCTGGGGGGATTGAGACAACTGGTTATCTCGGTTCAGGGTCAAGGATGACGAGTGCCTCTTCCCCAACTATCGCTAATTACACAACTGGATTTGGCTTCGCGCCCAACGACGGCGCGGAACTCTTGCACGGGCAAATGGTCTTGGCTCTTGAAGATTCATCTGACTTTACTTGGACTGCCAGAGGCGGATTCTCAAATTCAGCCGCTGCTGAAATGTTTTTGACAAACGGGAGCAAGGCATTGTCACAGCAACTAGACCGTGTACGAATTACCTCTACAAACGGCGCCGGGACTTTCGATGCGGGCGAAATAAACATCTCCTACATCTAAGGAAAAATCATGCACACCACAACAGTAAACGTAAGCACTGGCGAGATTGTTCAGATTCCCTACACGACTGAAGAACTAGCCGAGTACGACATAAAGAAGGCGGCATGGGATGCGGGTGCTAATGACCGCAAAGCAGTAAAAGTTCGTGCAGAACGTGACACTAAGTTAGCTGAAACTGATTGGAGATTTCGTAGCGATATGACTCCATCACAAGAGTGGAAAGACTACTGCCAAGCATTGAGAGATGTTCCTTTGCAGAGTGGTTTCCCTTGGACTATTACTTGGCCTGTTGAGCCACAATAAGGAGCAATCATGGCTGTAACTAGCGCACAAATTGTAGATTTTCTGGTAGCTAATCCTAGCATGAGTGATGCTCAAATCGTCACGGCTATGGAGACGTATGGTATTTCTCCTGCTCAAATGGCTCAAGCTGTTGGGTTAGATGAGGGTGCGATTGCGACTCGTGCAGCGGTTACAGTTCCTCAAGGACAGACTATTACCCTTGGAGACACCATTGTTCAGCCTGTATATCAAACTACTGGTTCTGGCATGGATCAGCAAGTTGGTGGTATTGAGAATGTTATTACTTACAAAGCTACTGATAACAAGGCAGGTGGAGCGTATACCCAATACACACCTACTGGTGAAGTAGAGAAAACTGGTACTCAACAAGAAGTTAAAAGCGGTTTAAAAGAGTTTGCAATAGGTACGGCATTACTTCTTGGTTTGCCTACCTTATTGAATGCAGGTGCAGCGGCGGCTACCACCTTTGCTGGCGAAGCATTGGCTGATGCGGGATTACTTTCTGGTGGCGGTGGAAGTTTAACAGCGGGTTTAACAGTAGCTGATATTGCCGCACTAGAAGCAGGGTTGCCTACAGGATTAGGTAGTCTTACGACAGGTTTGACAGCGGCTGAAATTGCGGCAGGAGAAGCCGCATTACCTAGTGGAGGGTTACTAAGTACTGGGGGTGGTAGCCTGACATCTGGTTTAACTGTGGCTGACATTGCAGCGGCTGAGACAGGCTTAACCACAGGTGCTGGTAGTTTGACTGACTTAAGCAAAGTTACAGACCTAAGTACGGCGACTGATTTAGGTAAAGTAACAGACCTAAGTACGGCGACTGATTTAGGTAAAGTGGTCGAAACAGGTCTTACAACAGGTCTTACAACAACTCAAGTAGCTGATTTAGTTAAAACAGGTTTAACAACAGCACAGATTGCTAATTTGTTTTCAACAGGAGCAACAACGGCTGGTGGTCTGCTCCAATCAGAAACAGCTAGAAAAGCGGCTGTCAAAGCGGGAGCAATGATAGATACTGAGACTGCGGCTGCTAAAGCGGGTGCTCAGTTCAGACCTATTGGCATGACTACTAGGTTTGGTTCTTCACAGTTTGCGGTTGATCCAGTAACAGGTCGATTAACAAGCGCAGGATACACACTAAGCCCCGAAGCTAAAGCGGCTCAAGATAGGTTTGTCAAACTGGCTGAGTCTGGTTTACAGCAAGCTGAAGGCGCACAAGTGGCATTTAAACCATTACTAACTGGTGCTGAAAGTTTGTTTAAACTTGGTGCGGGTTATCTTGCTGAGAAGCCTGAAACTGTTGCACAGAACTATCTCAATCAACAGATGGCTTTGTTGCAACCTGGTCGTGAGACTGAACTTGCTAATTTGCAAACTAAACTAAGAAACCAAGGTCGTATTGGTCTTTCTGTTGCCCAAGGTGGTAATTTAGGTGCTACAACTCCTGAACTTCAAGCTCTGTATAACGCTAGAGCGCAACAAGAGGCTCAATTGGCGGCTAATGCTCAACAGTATGGACAACAGAATGTGTTGTTTGGTGCGGGTCTATTGGGTCAAGGTGCTACCGCAATGGGTAACTATTATGGTGGTCAGCAACAAGCCTACTCACCTTATACGACTGCTATGGGACAAGTTACAGGACTTGAAAGTGCGGCTCAACAACCTTTCCAGATGGGCGTTGATTTAGGAAAGGTCGGAGCAACAACTGGATTTGATATTGGACGACTTGGACTTCAAGGTGCGGGACAAAGTGTGGCATTGGCTACAGGCCCTGCGGCAACTACTAACCCCTATGCGACACTATTGAGTGGATTTGCGGCTAACCCAGCTTTTGCTGATTTAGTTGGTTCAGCCTTTGGTAGCACTCCACAAGCAAGTTTGACAGCAGGAATTACGCCCAACCGCATTGCGGCAACAGAAGCCCTGTATCCCTCGCTTTATTCTTAAGGATTTATCATGGCAGAAACTAATATCGTAGCGGGTCTGTTTGGCATGAACCCACAAATGTATCGTGAGCAACAGCGTAGAAGTGCTTTACAAGAAGGTATTGACCTTGCCAAACTAGACCCTGCAGCTCGTGGTGCGGCATTGACCTATGCGGGTGCTAAAGGGCTTGGTGGTGCTATTGCGGGTGCTATGGGTGTACAAGACCCACAACTTCAGCGCATTACGCAGCAATCTCAATTGTTGCAGGGCTTGGACTTGCGTGATCCAAAGTCTTTAGAGGCGGCGGCTATAGAAGCAAATCGAACGGGCAATACCCCACTGGCTTTTAAATTGCTTGAGTTAGCCGATAACGCACAAGTAAGGGCGCAACAGGCTCAAGTTAGAGAACAACAGATGCAAGCACAAAGACAAACTTCTTTGGCTCAACTTATTGCACAACGTGCCTTTCAACCAGGCACTGCGGAAAGACCTCAAATGTTGGATGTTCAAGAACAACAACAGATGGCAGATCAAGGCACTCCAATGCCTGAGAACATTCCGGCTGTTGCACCAAGTTTTGACATTGGCAGAGTTGCGCCTCAATTGTTGGGGTTGGGTACAGCGGCAGGTAGAGCGCAACTTGAAGAGTTGTCAAAGGCTCAAGCATCTGTTGAAACCGCATCTGTTAATCAATTAGCGGCACAATTATTTAATCCTGATGGCACACGAAACAAGGCAGTGGAAGCAAGATTGCGGACATCGTTGACAGGTCAAAAAATATTAAAGACTGTTCAGCCTGAAACAAAAATCTTGAAAAAAGGCGACACTCTTGCTACATTAAATCAGGTAACTGGAATATATGATGTGGTGACACCAACTGGAGTTGTCCCAACGCCAGCAGGGGCTAATCCAATTACTGCAATGCTTCAGTCCGGGTCAATCACTCCAACAGTAAGAGCGTATGCAGCAGAACTTGAAACACAGTGGCCTAGTTTGGATGCGGATGAAAGACGAAATGAGTTGTCAAAATTGGCAACAAAAAATCAAACCGCAAAAAAAATAGCACAAAAAGATGCTGAAACCAAAGTGGGTGGCAATGAGAAAGTTCAGTCAAGCAAAGTCACTCCAAATGGCACAACAATCATTGTTATGAAAGACGGCACAACAAGAGTGGTGTCGGCTACAGGGGAAAACTTAACAGGCCAAGCAAGGGCTGACGCAATTATTGCATCAGAACAATTTGGTGCAGAAACACAAGGTACTAGAGCGCAATCTAGGGTTGGCGGCGAATTGACAGCAAAGCAAGTGAGTTTGGCGTTCGCTGAAATTGGCAAAATCAGGAAAAATATTGGCAACATTGATGATGCAATTAAAGCCATTGACGATGGTGCAAGCACAGGTGTTATTGCAAGCAAATTTCCAAATATTACAACGGCATCAATTACGTTGAACAATGTTAGAAGTCAGTTGGGTTTGGATGTGATTGGATCAGTTACCTTTGGCGCTTTGTCGGAGGGCGAACTTAACCTTGCTCTTGACACCGCCCTTCCAACAACTTTGCGCCCCCCAGCGCTTAGACAATATTTGACTGACAAAAAAGCTGCTCAAGAAAAATTGATTGGATATTTGACTAAACAGGTTTCTTACCTCAACAAGCCAGGCAACAATTTGTCGGGTTGGTTAGAAGAAGTTGGAAAACAAGGTCAACCAACCTTACCAGCAAATGCGTCAAACATACCATCTGGTGTAATTATAAAGAAAAAAGAAGGTAAATAAAATGGCTAAATTTAGTTATGAAGTTACCATTCCTAATGGCGGAACTTATGAGGTGGAGTCTGACAAAGAGTTGTCAGACGCACAGGCATATCAATACGCTTTGCAACAAGCAACGCCATCGGCTCAAACATCTCAACCTCAACCACCAAAGTCAGGCGGCCTAGCTGACCTACTCATTGGCGCTGCTGAAACTGCATTGACACTAGGCACTGCGGCTACAGGCGGCTTATTCGGAACAGTTGGCGGGGCAATAACTGGCGCTCGTGAAGAAATAAAAGCGGGCAGATTTGGCACACCACAGGCGGCTAGAGCAATTAGTGAACGTGCGGGGGCTGGAGCACAACAATATACCTATATGCCAAGGACTGAGGCTGGCATGGAGCAGGTTCAAGCTATTGGGCAAGTTGCAGGATTGTTGCCACCAGTATTGCCTGGTGCTTTGCCTGCTGGTATGTTTGGTCAGTCTGTTCGGCAAGCTGCCCCCATTGTGTCAGCTACAGCACTTCGTGGTGCTGATGCAGTTAGACAAGGCACAGGTCAAGTGGTTGGCGCAGTTAGACAGGGTACAGGTCAAGTGGTTGCCGCAGCCAAAAAGACACCAACCATTGTGCGTGAGTCTTTAGGTTTGGATGTTGCACCAACAACCCAAACAACTCGGGGAAGTGCTGGCGCTGCCGCTACTCCAATGGGGCTACAAAGAGAACAAACTGCTAGAGGTGTTGGCGCAGAACTTACGCTTGGGGAAAGAGAGCGCGATCCTGCACAGCTTGCCTTTGAAAAAGAGGCAATCAAGGGGCCACTTGGTCAACCACTAATAACCAGAGCAGAACAAAATAATCTTTCAATCATGCAAAGATTTGATGAATTGCTTGATGAAACAGGTGCTGAAGTTGCACAAAAAGGAGACATATCTTTGACGGGCAACAAGTTAATTGATGCCTTGTCTTCTGGTTATGCAGGCGCAAAAGCGAAAACTAGAGCAGCTTATGACCGCGCCAAGTCCGAAGGAGAGCTTGCAGCCCCGACATCAATAACAAGTGTTGCCGACTACTTGAATCAAAACGCGCCAGAGGCTTCTGTTGCACCAATTTTAAAAGTGGCTAGAGAAAAAGGCATATCGCTTGGCATCTTTGAGCAAATGGATGATGGCACTTTGCAAGCAAAGCCATCTACTTTGGCAGACGTAGAGCTTTTGCGTAGGTCAATTAACAAGTCAATTGGAATCGACCCTACAAACAAAAATTTTGGCAGAGAACTTAAAGACGTAATTGATTTGTCAACCGAGGGATTAGGTGGTGCGGCTTACAAGGAAGCTAGAGCACTTCGCAAGCAACAAGCCATAAAATACGAAGGTCGTGCAATTGTTGCCAATTTGTTGACAAAAGTTCGTGGGCGTGATGATCCAAAAATTGAAGCAAGTCAAGCATTTCAAAAGTCTATTCTTAAATCGACACCTGAAGAGATTACATTTCTAAAAAGAGTTTTGTTTACCAGTGGCAAAGATGGTCAACAGGCTTTTCGTGAACTGCAGGGTGCAACCATTGATTATTTACGCAAAGAAGCCGTAAGTAGTGGTCGCACCGATTCTCAAGGCCGTCCAGTTATTGACACTGGCGCAGTTAGAAGCGCAACAGAAGCGCTTGATGCCAATGGTAGGTTAGATATTATGCTTGGCAAAAAAGGAGCGCAAAATGTTCGTGATGTTAACGAGGTTTTAAGTTACATCAACACAGTGCCGCCTGGCACTCTTATCAATAATTCAGGGACTGCTGCCACACTGATGGAGAATTTGAGAAACAATTTTGCTATGGGTGGTACTGAAATGGCGCTTACTGCAATGTTTACAGGTGTACCAGCACCTGTTTTGACATCATTAAAGGTTGGCATAAATCAAATTAAAACAAACAGGCAAAACGCTAAACTAAAAGCCAGAATAAATCAGGCTTTGAATGAAGCTGAAAAGGCTCAAAAGCCATGAAAGATTGGGTTGAAGCAATCATTGCTTCGGCCTGTGTTGCTTGCTTTGTCATTTTTTGTAGCTATATTATTCTTTGGGCGATGCCGTGAGATGGCTAGTAGCACTTGTTTTAACCCTCGCACTTCACTCCACAGGCAAAGACCTTTGTAGTGTCAGAGAGTTTTATGGGATAGCCTACACAATTCACAACCCATCAGAGCGTCATCAGCAAATGACAATGTGGCTTACAAATCATCTGCATTTATGTAAAAGTACCGACTTTGTAGTAATTTGGAATAACTTATCGGAATGGGCGGGTACTGCTGATAGTGCATTGTTGAGGCATAAGGTTATTCAGGGGTATAAGAACGCACTTGAGAGAGAAAAGAAATGATTACCTTGGACAAGTATTATCCAATGGTTCAACCAAGGCGTGATATTGAATCTGTTGCATTTAATAAGGCTGTTGAGAAAGTTCAAGAAGAATACAAACAAGCTGTTCAAGCAAACAAGATTGAAAAAGCCACAATAGAATTAGAGTTAGAGTTGTATAACAAGAAAGCTAGAGTCAACCAGTTAGAGTTGGCAATGTTTAAAACTCGCAGATTAGACTTGTACGCATAAGGACAAACATGGTTACAAAGAAACCCCCTGCAAAGGTAGCGCCAGTTAAACGGCGTACGCCCAAGCCAAAGGCAGAGCAGACAATCAATGTGTCTGTTGCCACGCCAACTTCTGCGCCCAAGCCAGAAGCCAAGAAAGATGACAGCACCCTTGGTAAAGTCATTGGCCTGATTGAGTGGGTCGATAACCCGTTTAAGCTGTTTACAGTGATCTTGCTGTCGTTTCTTGCCTTTGCAGGATACTTTGCATGGGACTCAAAGCAAGTCATCTTGCAGGCCATCACAACGCAAGACAAGATGCCCCAACTGGCAAAGCAGGAGAACTTACTTACCCCTGCCCGTAGTCTGATGAAAGATGTTGATGGCTTAGTTGTATTGGTTCATAAAGCCAATTTAGCAACAAACAGCCGAACCACTGTGTTGGCCTTGAACGCTGACGGCTCAAGAGAGAAGTCAATGGAAGGCACAGTAACCTCTTTGTTTAACGCAAGCGCAGACCGAAATAGCGCAATGGTTGCCATGCTCAATGGTGAGGTTCTTTGCGAGGAGTTCAAAGCATCATCGAAGGTGGGTGAGTGGGGTATAAAGCAAGGGGTAAAGTTTATGTGCCGTGGAGCTATCCCACCAGACTTAGGGCATTTTGCAGGGTATGTAGCAATTGGATTTAAAGACAAGCCAGAGGATATTGCGGCTTTAAAGACTCGGATTAACTTGGCTTCAACTGATATGTCAGAGGAATAATTATGCTTTCACTATTTTCAACCCTTGGCGGTTTGCTTATCTCTGGCTTACCAAAACTACTAGACTTCTTTCAGAATCAAGCTGACCAAAAGCATGAACTTGCTTTGGCTAGGATGCAGACAGAGAGAGAACTACAGATGGCTGCTGCTGGCTTTGCTGCCCAAGAGCGTATTGAGGAAATACGCACAGACCAAGTTGCCATGCAGTCTGAGGCTCAGATGACAGAAGCGGCTTTAAAGCACGATGAGAAGGTCTTAGAGAAGGCTTCCCAATGGGTTGCTTCCTATGTTGGTACTGTTAGACCTACAGTAACCTATATCTTTGTGTTTGAGTTAGTTGGAATCAATGCTTGGATTGCTTACTACATTTATTCAAGACCTATCTTGGTTCAGAATATGGATGATTTGATTCGTTTGTCAGAGATTATTTTCTCTACTGATGAGATGGCTATGCTTGGGGGGATTATTGGCTTCTGGTTTGGCTCAAGAGGATGGGCTAAGAAATGAAGATTAGCAAAGAAGGCGAACACTTGATGCACTTCTTTGAAGGCTACAGGAACAAGCCTTATCGCTGTTCTGCGGCTATTTGGACTGTTGGGTGGGGTCACGCTATGTATGGTGACCAATTGAGCCTTCCAAACGTGCGTAAAGAGGGTTACACAGGGCTTATCAGGTCTGATTACCAACTTAAAGGGGAAGACAATCGTGTATGGTCAAAAGAGGAATTGGTTGATTTATTCAAGGTGGACATCAATCTTTTTGAGCGTGGTATTCTTCGACTTAGCCCTAATTTGGTTAGTCATCAAAGTAAATTTGACGCTGTTACCAGTTTTGCTTACAACGCAGGTTTAGGAAATTACCAGCGTTCCACAATCCGCATGAAGGTTAATCGTGAGGATTGGGAAGGCGCAGCAGAGGCTTTTATGTCGTGGACAAAAGCGGGTGGGAAAGAGGTGGCGGGTCTAGTCAAGCGCAGAGTAGCTGAGAAAAAGCTATTCCTTAGTTAGCGCCCTGTAAGCCTGAAGCGCCGTCTTCAGGTCACACTCAAGCTGTTGAATGCGGTCATCTTGTTCGCACAGTTTGACGTAGCATTCCCCTGCAAAGTCAACTAGGCTTTCGCGCTCCCAAATATCAAACTTGGGCATTTGAATTTGGCGCTTACGCCAGCCGCTTTGATTAGTCATTGACTTCTTTCTTTGATGGTGCGTCCAGTTCACGGCGGTAATACTTGGCAGGCATCTTGGCGTTCTTATCCAGTTGCTTACGCAGCCACTCAGCGCCGCCAAGTTCTTGCAAAATCATCCAATGTCTATCTGACATCCGGACTTGTCTTCCCAATAGGGGTTCAGGTGGTTTCGGTCTTGGCATTTTGTCTCAAGTGTTTACCAGTTATTCGTCTGACCCAACAGAGTTGGCAGTTCCATTTTGCGCCCATATCAACGCCACCCTCTGGCGGCTTGTCAGCCTGGCACTTGGTGCAAAACTTTAGCTTATGCACAGGAGTGACTAGGCCCATTTGAATCGGAGGCATCATCAGCGCACTCTCCGAAGTGGCTCTTGAAACTTCTCGGGTGGTGGTGGCAGCATCTTCTCACTTGGTGGAGTCCATCCGTGTTTTCTCCAGATTGCTTGAACGTCTGAGCCAGAAGACCATTTAAAGTCCTTGTTTGGGACTGACGGGTAACTGATCTTTGAATATGGTGGTTTTTCTAACATGATGTCTCCTTAAAAGGGGATTTGATCCCATTCCCAATGTTCGCACTCAACTGTGCCAGTAATCCACTCTAGCGGTGGTTTTGCTCCAAACTGCTTACAAATGCCTGTCTCAAAATTATTACATTGTTGGCAGTTGATTCTGATTGTATTGATCTGTTTGACCTGACTGTCCAAATGCCTCTTGATTGCGTTTATTTCAATTAAATTCATAGTCTTTGACCTCTGTGTATTTTCCATTTTTACGGGTTGCGATCCTAACTGGCTCTTCAATGTTTTTAAACTCAAGCCACTCAAGCGCTTCTTGTGTGCCTGATGGCATAGACTTCTTCTCCCTTCGCATCCACCAGTTCTCGGCCTTTTGCCTAGCATAGCCAATGTGACTGAAACAAACCCATTCAGTAGCAACCCGAAGCAGGCCAGCGTAGTAGTCAACTCTCAATGAGTCTGGTTTGCCTTCCTTTTGGTGCAGGCCGTAGTCAACTCGGGTTACATCGTGCCAAATCAGTTCTGAGATGTTTGCCTGATTCGACAAGAGCGCTGCCAATGAAACCCTTGCATCAATTGGTTTAGCCTCTTCCTCTCGGATTTGACCACCGCAATGAATGCAAACAAGAGCTGCGGGTGCATTGCGTTCACCGCAGTCTGGGCAGATACTGTAAGGCGCTTCCTGTGGGCCTGACCTCTTCTTAGCCCTGCCTTGGATCGTGTCCACTGGCCCAAGGCGCTCAACTGTGTCGGTGAAGTCAAGCACCAGGCAATCTGTCTTGCCATCTGCAATTCGAGTACCCCTGCCCATGCCTTGGACATAAAGCACAGGCGACTTCGTTGGCCTGCACCAAATAATGCAGTCAACATCTGGCACATCAAAGCCAACCGACAAAGCCAAGACAGTAACCAAACAGTGAATCTCGCCATCCCTAAACTGAGCAATCAGGTCTTCGCGCTCCTGCTTGGGAGTTTCTCCACAAACAACGGCGCTCACAATGCCTCGGTAATTTAAGCGATCTGCAAGGCTTTCAGCGTTTTTGACACTCGGTGTAAAGGCGATCCATTTCTTGCGCTCTGAGGCGATTTTGGAGGCTTCTGTGGCTACTTTGGACAGGTATTTTTCAACCTCGCGGGAAAGTTCGCCAACCTTGTAGTCTCCATTGGCGATCCCAACATGGCTGGCATCGATGCGGGTTTCAATGCGATCTGGCGGGACAAGTGGGGCAATGAACTTGGCATCGAGCAATTCGCGCATGGACACTCGGCTTGCAATGCCAGTAAAGAGTGGCTCGTCACCATCGGTCAGCCAAACACCATTGCCCCTAAAAGGCGTGGCGGTCATGCCCACAGTTCTGAACTCGCAAAGTTGGCTAAGTTCGGACAGAAAAAACCTAAACATTCCAGCCTGATCCCCCTTCTGGCTCACCAGATGAGCCTCATCAATGACCACGGCCTTGATGTTTCCCAAGAGTTGGGCATCCCTGTAGATGCTGCCAATGGTGGCAACAATCACATCTGCTTGGTGTTGCTTCTTGCCCAAGCTGGCGCTGACAAACCCAACGCTGATGTTTGGTGGAAGCAAGGCTCTGAGCTTGGCAGCGTTCTGTTCGGCAAGTTCCTTGGATGGCACAAGCACCACAGTTCGAGGGTGAAACAGAGGCCATTGATCCCACATTTGGCGCACAATCTCAGCGCAGATCACAGACTTGCCTGCGGCGGTGGGTAGAACTAAAAGAGGAATGTCGGCATTCCCTTGATGCTTTGTCCACCAAGCAAACAGGTCTGTAACTGCGCGGGACTGATACTCACGTAGGATCAAGTTCGCGCTCCTCAAGCATGACATCTGCCAATTTATAAGCATCTCGCGCTAGGTCATAAACATTGGGCTGACTTTGGTGAAGCAGGCCAATGACCGCTTGGGCGGCAAAATAGTCTCTTAATGTAATGTTGTTAATTGGTGGGGTTTTCATACAAACCTCGCATTATGTTGTTTACGCAAATCAAGGGCAAACTCGTCCACCAAGGCGGTCTTGTCTGTGCAGGCGTGGATTTCTGCGCTACTGATGTGATCAAAGTTTTTGTCTGGATCGCCATTGATAAATTGTTTGCCATCTGCCATTTTGTAGATCACATTGTCACTTTGGTCAAGGTCAACTGGATGGCCTGTTTTGGCAAGCAAGATAGGGATATAGCGGTGATCATTACAACCCTTGCGCTGCATTCCTTCTGACAAAACTGTGCCATGCGAAACGCATGACCAAACTGCATTGCCACCCAGTTCAGGCGTGGCGTGAACGCATGAACGGCACGTTGGCATGGGGACATCTGTGCCGTGGCAGATCGCCTGGTAGTCGCAGAACTTGCACTCAAACCAAGTGGGATCAGTAGACACTCCAACTGGCGGCTCGGGCGCGGTGATCACAGCCATAGCCTTGTCAACTAATGCTTGTGCTTCTTTAGCGTCAAACTCTAGGCGCTCAGTGTAGATGTCATCGTTGTCTTTGTTCACCACAAAGTAAAGCGCCCGTTGGCAGCCATCTGCTCCAAACTGATCGATGCTCCACTTCATGTATATTTGCATCTGCGCGTAGTGTTCGGGCTTGGCCTTCTTTACGCCATTTTTTTGCATTTCCTTAAACATCTTGTCAGATGCGGTCTTGATCTCCAGCAAGTGCGGAGACTTAGGCGCTTGCGGCAAGCCAGTAATGATGCCGTCAGCATTGCCTTGGAAGTGATGGCCAGTCGAGGGTTCGCTAAATGACCACTGCTTGCCAGTCGCAGGGTTGATCTGGTAGACCGTGCAGCCAATGCTAGACAAGTCAGCATAAACACTTGGCTCTTGTAAGTGGCCAGACTGAAACACTCGGTACAGGCGGCCAGAAAACTCGGCAGGCTTGGCCCATCTGAATGAGTACCAGTGCTGGCGCAGGCAGGGCTTACCAATGGCAGAGGCGCCAAGGTAAGGGCGCTGCGCTTCCGCGCCATACTTTGCCTTGTAGTAGGCAAAGATGGCATCGGCCACAGGATCAGTAACTGATTGTGGAAGCAAGGCCATGTCAGCCTTTCCGTGCCCAAGCGGGTGCTTTGGACTTGGCGGCTTCTTGCTCGGCTGTTGGCCATGCAGGCGTGTCGGCTACAGGCGGTGGCGTATACGAAGGTGCAGGTGATGCGCTAAAACTACCGGCAGATTCATAACCTTTGATGTTGTTGCTGGCCTTGTACTGGCCTTGTGCCTCACGCACAGTCACGCTAATGCGAACTGGCTTGAAGTGCAGGGCGGCAGTGTCCATCAACTTGATCACATTCACAGCGTGGCAAAGCGCAGACAACTGGCTTTGTGCAATGCGTTGTGTGTCTTCGTTGCTGTGGCGAATGTTGAGGTTCTCCCAAACCTTACGGCCTTTAAACTGGCCATCCATGATTTCAAAAGTCAACTTCAAGCCCTCACCGTTGCCAGACTTCAATGGCTGCACATCAGACTCGGTGATGTGTGCCAGGTATGTGCCAGCAGGCAGTGGGCCTGTAGATGCTTGGGGTGCGACTTGGGATGCGTCAAAATTAAACTGAGCCATAATAATTTCCTAAAAAGTTAAGTTACGAACTGGGGTGATCAAGACTGCGCTTGGGTAAGCGCTGCTTGGAATGCCGTCCAGTCAAGCGGCATATTCTGAAGGCCAAAGCGGTTGCCACCGCAATGAGCCGGATGTGGTTCGACATGCAAGATGCGCTCACCAGTCGTGGTGGCCTTGGTTTCTTTCTTAGAGAACCCTGCGTCTGTCTTGCTTGTAAAGATGCGGTAGCCTGCGTAGCCAATGACATCAGCCCATTCTTGCACTAAGCCAGCGGCCTTGTCATGCAGTTTCAGGACATGGCTGTCATAGCCTTCGGTCAGCGGGTCTTCAATGCGCTTGATCTTGTCGTGCGCAATCAAGATGATGCCCATGCCCTTGGCAGAGCGCAGGACCTCTAGGCCAGACAGAAGGTTGCGCCATTCTTCAGCGGCGGCAACGTAGCCCTTACCAAAGCCTGGCTGCTCAATGTTCTTCCAGTTGTTCTGCTTGCACACATACTCTTGGATCATGGGTTCAAGCCAGTCAAGCGAGTCAATGAACAAGGTCTGGAAGTCATGGTTTTGGTTGATCAGCGTGTCAATGGCCGCATAGACCTCGGGCAGACTGGACGCCAGCGGGAAGGCGTTTGCGTCAACAGCGTCAGCGCCGTCTTCGGTCAGGATGCCAATGGCGTTGGGCGCCATGGCCGCGAAAGTTGTCTTGCCAATCTTGCCTTGGCCAACCACAACAATCTTGGGTGAGCGTACACGTTTGGTTTTGGAGATGGAGGATAGATCGAATGCCATGTTAGTCTTTCAGTTCAATGGATGGTTTTGCGGGTTTGCTAGTGATGAACACGGCAGCCTTGTTGTAGGACGCTGGGTCAATTTCGGAGAGTTGTCGAAGGTAAGCCAAGTTGACTTCGGCCTTCCATCTGAATGCACGCTGGGCGTTGTCAGGCAGATCGTCATAGTCGGCTGCCAAGCGGTCAGTATCAACAGAACGGTTGAGCTTCCAAGTGATGCTGAAGTCTTCGTCATTGTGCGTGCCTTCATTGCTTTCGGGCTTGGCAAACTGCTCAGTAATCAAGCCCTCAATGCGCAGGCGCTCGGCCTTGGCTTCGTTCTCGGCCAATTTAGCCTGGCGCAGCTGTTCTACCAAATTAGAGATCGTCATTTTTAAAGTCCTCAAGTGCTGTGGTTGTGATGTGGTCTACAAGGTACTGCAAGAGCAAGTGGCCAATGTCAACGTCTGTGCCTTTAACGTAGGCATTGACCAGTTCCAGATTCTCGGATGTGCCAGGCTCATTGAGTAAGCCATAGCTGTCGCGTGAGCCTTCTTCGTCTGGCGTGTACTCTAAGAAGCAGACCAGATCAACACCTTCAAGTTCGCACTCGTACTGGGTCAGCCCTTGGGGGCAGGCGGGTGTGGGTTTCATGTGTTCTTCTCCTTCTTCGTCATCTCATGCAACGCTTCCTCAATGTGTCCCATGTGATTGCCTGACCACATGTCCCATGTAGCTGTGCGCTTTTGGTTGATGGTCAGATCACCGTTGGGGCTGTGCCGTAGCAACTCACCCATGTCTTTACAACTTGCTGTGAATTGTTTGGGCGCTTCTTGGTCGGGGCAGATTGTGTATGTGTAAGGTAGCTTAGCCATGGTTCTTTTCCTTGAGTTTGGATTCTAGGTTGCGAACGATGGATTTCACCATCCCAACCTCTGTAACCTACTCGGGGTCAAAACCCAGCAGGATTGTCATGTTGTGTACCTCTGCGTCCGTCAGCCCAACCCGTGTGCCCT